CCCCCCCCCCCCCCCCTAATTTCAAGACTTTTAGCCGTTTTCGGAAACTTTTTCCGGCTGGAAAAAAACGGCATAAATACCCCCTTTTGGGCCCCTCACTCGTCTGTGCCTGGAACGGTTTCGTTCTACGCATAGCGTTTATAGGTAAGAAGACTGTCAACAAAAATCTACTTTTTCAGCCCCCTTCAAAATTGAGATTGCCTCAGGGCGAGGGGTCTACACTCTTACCCGAGAAATAACTTTCTCATATTTTCGCGTCAAGACCTATTTACGCGGTCTGGGGGCAGTATATACATAACCGCGTTAGAAATGTCCGCAAAGCCGTCTGTCTCAATTGTAAACACGATGAGCTCTGCTGATGCCCCCAAGACCGCGAAGAAGGTCGCTGCTGCCACCAAGAAGGCCGCCCCCGCCCCCACCGTCGCTGCCCCGGCTGCTGAGCCTAAGGTCGCGAAGGCCCCCCGCAAGACGGCCGCCAAGACTGAGGTTGTTGTGCCGACGGTCGCTGCCCCGGCCGTGCCCCTCCCCCCGTCCCCGGTGGCGGAGGGTGCCGTTGCCGCTGCCCCGGCCTCGATTGCCGGTGTCGTTGAGCGTCTCCGCGAGGTCCGCTCCCGCCTGGCGAACGAGCTGAAGGAGATCATCGCCGACACGCTCCTGGCCGCCAAGACGGCTGCCCGCGAGGTCAAGGATGCGAAGCGTAAGCGTCGTGTCAAGAAGGACGTCTCGGAGATGACGCCCGAGGAGAAGACGGCCTGGGAGCTCCGCCGCTCCAAGAACGCGTTCCTGAAGCCCCGTGCCCTGTCCGCCGACCTGTGCTCGTTCATGAAGCTCCCGGCCGGCTCCCAGCGTTCGCAGACGGAGGTCACGAAGTTCGTGTCGAACTACGTCAAGGAGAACTCGTGCTTCGACCCCGCCAACAAGCGTCACATCATCCCCGATGGTGTGCTGTCCCGCCTGCTGAAGGTCAAGGACACGGACACGGTCACGTACCTGAACCTCCAGTCGTTCCTCAAGATCCACTTCCTCAAGGCGTAAGTAGGTAGTTATCGAGTAATGTACGAAGATCTAAACGTATTTTTTTGGGATATACCTCTCATAAAACTAGGTTTATAATTGTGTGGGGGGGCGGCAATGGTATATGCAGGGGTATGTGTAGAGTCCCTGCCATCAAACACGACACGCCTGTGGTCATGGTACGCTATGTACTTGTCCCTTTGTTCTAACTTGTTGGTGTATAAGTGTACATTATGCACGGGGATCTTACACGTTTCTATAAGATGTTTCCCAACACAGGCATCTTCGGCTGAAAACACCGTTGAGTCCATATCCTGTAGACATTTCACCGCCATCGATGAAAGGTAGTACATCGGTCCTCCGCAGTATACAGTACTTAGACCTTGATCGGGACTGTAGTTATACGTTAAGTGCCCAGCATAATCAGCATGTGTTGACTGAGTGTATTCCACCAGCTTAGGAATATTGACGAGCATATCGTCGTCGATTTTCACAACAAAGGATGGATTGAACTGGCGGTAAACAAACTGGAGCCCTGCCTTGATCTTGTGCGGAAGACCAACATACGAGTCTGGGCATCGAAGAATGCACTCATGCGATCCACCATTATAAGAATAATCATTTTGTAGGTTCATGTCTCCACGTACTATCACGTAATCTAGGGTTGGGGGTATGTCCTTTATCCAAGTGAGCAGGGGAACTCGATTGGATGAATAACAACTTATAATCATAATGACCCCTCTAGTCATAATTATACAGGATGGATATAACATCCGGGGAAAAAATATCCACCAGCCATGTACTCTGGATCATTAAACCATTTGGACGGAAGGCAGAGGGGGCGGTTGGGGTTCAGGTAAGCCCCCCACCACGAAAATGAGGAGTTGGCGGCGATTCCAGCCTTACACTGTGTCATGAGATACAGGGTCTCAAGCTCGTTCTCATCGATAATCTCGTAGTCTAGATCCTTCAGAAACTCCTGCCTTTCGCAGTACTCTCGATCATTTGTAAAGACTGAGAAGCGGGTAATACCCTTCTTCTCTTTCATGAACTGAATTGTGGATGGGTAGTACTGCTTGGCGAGTCCTACATCGTGAAGGCAGTGGCCGATATAATCCCTGCCTCGAACATGGAGAAAGCAGCTCTCAGACAGTTGGGGGTACTTTTCAAGAAGTGCCGGGTTCTCAAACGCCAGCATAGACCGAAATCCTGGAGGAATATACTCCCAATTCTGAAAGTAACCGACGAATAACGTATCACCCTTTATAGGCTGGGTTGTTTTCATCGGAAACAATTTTGGACCTTCATCGATTCGGTTCAAGGGTATCTGAACATTCCCCTGTGTAAAGTTCCTGAGAATCGTGGTAAAGTAATCTGTTGCTGAATGAGGCGACCGCTGGTAGTGGTTGTGCGACAGAACAACCGAATGATCTTTTCCCCACAGAGTGGCAGCCGCAACTTGAAACAGCCAGTTCCCGAGCCCGCCCATCAAGTATGGGATTACAAGAACCATTTTATACTAGTCTGTTATATAGGAGTAAATAGTAATGGCGAATCCGTACGTTATCAACCTAGATAGCCGTCCAGACAGATGGGCTAGGCTACAGGAGGATTGGAAGGGGGCGTTTGAGCTTACACGTGTACCTGCTATTCAGGAAAGTCCTGGATGGGTTGGGTGTGCTCTGTCTCACGTGAAAGTTATCGAAGAGGCGAAGCAGCGAGGCGATCCGATGGTTCTAGTATGGGAAGACGACTGTAAGCCCCGAAACCGTCACCCCCGTGCGATCCGAGAACTCTGGAATGAAGTATCCTACAAGCTCTTAATGTGCAGGGATCAATGGGATGTTGTTCTGGGTGCGACGTCGAGGGCATACAAAAGTGCAACATACAACAAGGGGTTATCGACACGCAATGTTGACGTGTACGATCTTCCCCATGGGTTTACGACACACTGGACTCTGTACAATTCTTCCTCGTACGATCGTATGATCGAGTGGAAGAATGTACGTTCCCCCCAAATTGATGTGTACCTCTTCCAGAACTTCCGTGTCAAAACGATCATTCCGTTCCTGGCAGGACAGGTTCCAGGGTACAGCGATATTGAAGGAATGGAGCGTGATTATGACAGCTGGTTTGATGGAACGGAAAACACCATTTCTGACACAAAGCTACAGACGCTATCTTCAATCATACACCGGGCACCGACCGTTCAGTCTCCGAAGTTCATGACACGCTGAATGTTGGTTTCAAGAATCGTGTACTGTTTGGCTCTCTCGTAATTTGCTTGGATAACTGGGAGATAACGGTTGTACTGTGGGAGATACCTACACTTCGCTTTGAAATCATTCACAGACGGAGTGTCGAGAATGATCCATCCGCGAGTATCGAACCACTTGGAAATATTGGGGCAGCCGTAGTAGATGGGTATAGTCTTGGTGATAAGACAGTCAATCAATTTCTCGGTAAAGTAGTTGTTCTGACGGGTATTTTCGATGGCTACGGAGTACTGATAATCTAGAAACAGCTCCTCCTTACTGTCTCCGAGAAGCGGATTATTGAATCCTACGGCTGGAATAACGGGAGTATCTTTAGAGGACCGATACCATGTGATAGGAGTTTCAATATGTTTCTGGTTACGATAAAGGTCCAATCTGAACGTGTGACCATCGGTTTGAGCCTTCCTTCCAGTGATACAGGATACTTTTGGCTGTTTCCTGGATAGATTGATCGAGTTGTATACCGAAGGAGAAATCCACGTTGTTCCCCATACGTACTGCCGAGCATTTGGGCAGGCTTTCAAGATTTCGTCATCGTGTGTAAGTATCACGTCGAAGTTTTTGTGGTTGTCAATGAACAGTTGGCGATGATGAAGAATCGCATTGGGTTCGGCTTGGATACCGATTAATATCACATTCTGACTCGTACCTTTATCTATGAAGGGTGCATCAACGGCAAGGTATATATTTTTCGACGTCGCTGGAAAATTTGATAGAGTTAACCATGAATTTTGATCGTATGGCATTTAATGATTATCTATAATTGATATAACAAACGGGCCATGACAACGTGCATAGTCTCTGCGTACTTTAAAATTCCAAGTAAGCAGTCGCATGAGTGGTATATCCCCAATGTTGTTCGTTTCTTTCGGGGGGTGAGGGGAAACGCTGTGTTCTTTACGACGCCCGATGTTATCGATGAAGTACAGAAATACACAAGGACTGACCATGTTAAAATTATTTACATGCGGTTCGACGAGACTCACGCATTTAGCTCGGTATGGGGAAGGGAGTTCTGGGAAAGACAGTATAGTCGGGACCCAGAAAGGTACCATTCTCCAGAACTCGGAGCAATCTGGTATGAAAAACGTGAGTTTGTCAAGAAGGCCATGGATGTGGTGGAGTCTGACGTGTACATTTGGTGCGATGCAGGGTGTGTACGCGACAGCCTATCCGAAACGGGTCTCTCCTCTCTCGGACAGCGGAAGACATTCAATACAAACGATGGGCGTATCCACCTACAGCAGGTAAACGAGGTGAGTCATATCAAGTTTTATGTGTTCCCCAACGCGTTTATAGGATGTTCAATTATATGCGGGAACAAACCAGCATGGACATCCTATCGTAGTGTCTATGATGACATGCTTAAAAAATACGACAAAAATGAGATATGCGGTATATCCGACCAGTATCTTACACAGTCGTGTATCGAGAAAGAGCCGGACTTATTTGTACTCCACAGTGAAAGTACGGTAGGCGACACATGGTTTAAGTTTTTACACCTTCTTTGACATCATCTTGTAGAGCTCGTAGATATGTTTGACACGTGTATCCCATGAAAAGTGCTCAATCCCGTACGTCCGTATCTCGGCACGAGACGATAGTGATACCTCTCGGTTCTCCCGTATCTTCTGTGAAACGTAGTCCAGATCGTCTAGTTTGTCGTCGGGGATCACTGTAATCCAGGGCTTTGATACATCGAGATTTGCAGCTGCAACTCTACTGACAACAACGCCCAGACCGCAAACGAGAGCTTCGCAGGTCACAAGGGGGTGGGCTTCTCCGTCGCTCAACAGGACTAGGTTCGCATAGTCCGTGAGTGAATCATAAAGCATCGGCTTTGTCCACTCTCCGAGGTACCGAGGATTTGATGTCGCAAACTTGGGGCATATAATGTTTCCGGCAAAGTAGAGAGAATCGATCCACTGGTACTTATACTGCTTTTTCCGCTCTTCAATCTTTGCCAGGTAGATCGAGCGATCCGGATACTTGGGTTTCTCTGTGTAACGGAAAAGCTTATCATTTGCTCCGTTTGGAGCTACGTATATACGGTTCGGACTACATCCACCGCTCATGTAGCGTTGACGGATACCATCGGACAGTGCACAGATAACAAACTTTCCATCCACAAACCCCCTAAAAATACGCTGATAGTACCCATCCTTGAAGTTGGGGTGTTCGAGGTACCCGTAGTGTGAAGTTGCGATTTTGTTTGGGCATGTGATCTGACCCATGATGTGATAGAGTTCATCATATTGCAGGTGAACGATATCGGGATTGAGTGCGTTCACCTGCTGAACGATATCGGAAGGATTTGGAGTATTCACAATGTGAACATCAACCCCCATAGATTTTAGGGTTTCGGAAATATCCCAAATGAGACTCTCAACTGCTCCCCATCCGCGAGGGGGGATAGGCATAATTCCTGGACCAACTAGAACAACTCGCATTTAGATAATAATCACTTTACTATCTAAATACGAATGACGACACTAGGTGCATTCTTCCAGTGTCATAAAAATCCATACGCAACCTATGAGAGCCTGCGAACATTTCGTCAGTTCTATCCCACAGAGCCTATCCTTTTATTGAGCGACAACGGGTACGATTACACCGAGATGGCAAGGCACTTCAACTGTACGTACCTACACGAAACTACCGGCTGTAGACTTAGCTTACCTATACGCGATGGATACCAGTCAACTGTTGAGCGTCTTCGTAAGGTGTTCTCGATGATTTCAACTGAGTATTTCATGCTGCTGGAAGATGACGTACACGTATTCGCAAGGTATTCTGAGCAGTTCAGAGGAGACATCAACGGAAACTGCATCAATACACTCCGATCAAGTGTTCTGAACAACATTCCATTTAGTGTTGTCAAAAATGAAGATAAATATTATAGTGGTCACGGAGGATCAGTTTACAAGAAGGAGGCAATATTACGACTTCTAGACAATAAGGATCAAGTCAACTGGCTGCTTGATCACTGGGAAAAAGTTGGACTTGGTCCGGGGGTGGACGTTGACATCTTTTTGTCCCTTCTTGTCGTTGTGAATGGTGGTAGAATACACCACCTTTCAGAACACAAGGATTTGTTAACAAACCGTGTAACAGACACGGTTGGGATAGCAGCTCTTCATCAGGTAAAGTATTTCTACGGAAAGGACCTTCCAGATAATATAAAGTACCTAGTTAAATGAAGAAAGCAGTTTTCATAGGAAACTGCCAAATGAGTGGTATTCGCGAGGTTCTTCGTTATACACCGTTTTACGAAAATTATATGGTAGAACAGTTTGCGAACTGGCAAATGATTGAATCTAACTCTGCACCGCCAACACGGTCACTTTCCACCGCCGATCTGGTGATCTACCAGCCTCTCAGTGATGTACATGGATGTTTCAGTACAAATCCGGAGAATCCAAATAGTATGCTAAAGAACTGTAAACCAGACGTAGTAACTATCTCGATACCAAGGATACATAATAACAGTCTATGGCCCCTGTTTAGAAAAAAACGAGATCGCCAGGATTATTATGGAGGCGAGTATTTGAAGCACTGTCGTCCCCTGTCTCTGGACGACTTATTGTACAGATACGATACCGGACAACTTAATTTTGACTTTGAATCGAGGTATGCAAGAAACAGGGACATATCGCTTGTGAAGGAACAGTCAACCGATGTTAAAGTCGCAGAGTACATACATCATAACCTGCGGAAGAAGCGGCTATTTTTAACACATGATCATCCTACTACCGATGTTTTTATACACTGTACTCGTCAGGTTTGCGATATACTTGACATTGAATTTCCTCCTATCCCCGAACTCGGCGATAACATAAGTGGATTACAGGATTCAGTATATAGTAATTCGTCGTGTAGGTATCCGGGAAGCACGTATGCCAATCAATACTTTGCGTTCGAGTGGGACACATGTGTTGACAATATATTTTATCGTGACGTACTTATCGAGCATCAAAAAACCTTGTAAAAATACTAAATGGGATGCTTGGGATTGTATCCACAAATTCCATCGAAGGGACAGACTGACTTACCAACGCAAGTGCAATCTGTTCGTTATCCAACCGAGTTTTTGCCATCATTTCGTCCTTCCAAATACGCATGACTTCAATGTTAACCTTCTTCAAGGCATTGGGGCTCGTGACCCACATACCACCTGCTAGGATCCGTTCGGATGTTCCGATGTAGTTATCGGGTGTAAGATCTGGGATTAAACGCTTTGTGGAATCTGCTTGGATAAAAAACTTATCGACCACCGGCTTTCCGAAAGAATACACTTTTTGTGTGTCGTAAAATCGAGAAAGTCCAGCGTCGATCCATGCGAACATATGCGAACCAAACACGTTTTTACTCACAGCGTTCTCAAGCCAGCCAAACTTGCTATACTGTATCACGCAGTACTCCGGAAGAATATTGGAAATATCCTTTGGATACTTGACTGTGTGAGGAGTATCTTGAATAGTTTTTATTTGATCTCGGTATGACCACATGGGCACATCTGTTAGCGATGTCTCATAAATCTGTATGGGTCCCACAGGTGAACGGGCTTCGAGAATCTTCTTCTTGAGGTTGAGAGACTTATCAAGATAAAGTACGAATGGGTCTCGCACTGTACGAAGAGTTAACGAAAGATACCGAGCGTACTCTGGAATAGACCGTCCGTCCACTGATTCTCGTCCAATATCGTATAGAGCAGTCACACATGTTACGTTCGATGTCTTCATCTTAACTGCACGAGCAAGATCACGAGCCCTCTGAAGGAAGGTATGGTTCTCGGAAACATACTTCATACACTCCTGACGCCACGCAATGTCCTTCTCCCGGCGTCGAACGATTGGTATAACCTCAGCAGGGTCTGACGTATACTCAACATACTCGCCTAGAAGTTCTTTGACACGCGGGGAATTTGTAATTCCTGTCTGGCCGTAACTGATTGCTTTGAACACGCGGCAGGGGATGTAACCTATATCCAGATGGTTTGTTCCGTTCATCCGACCGTGCTTTTGAACCTGAGCCCCATCTCCGTGGCTACGAAAGTCGGGGGCACAATATGACTCCTTCATGATCCGAATGTTCTCTTCAAACGATACCGGTCGTGCCCAGGGGTCTATATGATATACTTTAATACCATTTTGCTCAGCACTCTGCTTGAAAGAATTGAACGGGTGGTCATGTCCTATCGTGCCGATGTATCCCATTACTGGATTACGGATAAGTTCGGCATCAGATAGTTTGACCTCATTTGGAAGAAGGTCTGTTGCCCAGTACATATACACAACCTCATATGGAGTATTGTTGACTGATCGACCTCGCTTGCTGGCAACAGCCGAATCATCGGGAACCACTTCGTAAAGCGTATCCCGGCTTAGATAGACCGGTTCAGACGGAAGAACATAGTCATAGTTAAAATCGTGAATCTCCTTCACGTTGTAGCGTATCTCAATTAGGCGTGCACCCTTGGAGAGGTACCGACCAGGATCCTTGGCGATATGAACAAAATAAGTTGATGAATCATTGATGGGAATATTGTCATCTGCCCACCCTTCTGTAATGAAACATGTGTTCGTGTAATCAAATCTGGTTGGGTATTCCTTGTCGTGAAACCAATGAACAGTCAACCCAAGGCTCTTAAAGACCTTCACCCACGCACCATGAATATACGAATGAGTATGTGTGTGGAGAGGAAATCCCCACACGATTACCTGTCGGAATGATTTGAATATGTCAAGTTCTGGGTATGACATTTATACTTATAAATATATATCACGTAAATGCCCTGTAGCTTTCTAGAATATCTGTAGTATTCAGATGAGGAAGTTGGTTGTAGTAACTATAGTGTGCTACAGTGCAGCTTCCATATAGAATATTCGGTTTCTTATTCAGCAGGGGGTAAAAGAATCCAATCCAACCTTCTTCGTCTAGGTTTGGAATACCAGTCATGTCTTCACCCCTCCACGAAATAGCTTGGATTGATATGCATTCAAAGTTTGAGAGTTCAGTGTTTGGTATGTACATGCTAGGTATGGTTTGAGATTTTATGTTCTCGATGAAACTCCGATGAAGAAATTCACAGAATTGTGTATCGCCCCAGTATAGAGGGTCAAGAAAAGATGAACCGGGGAAGTAATGGTGCATACGAATGGTCGATACATCACGAGACCGAATGTCTTCAACATTGACTTGGGAAAGAATGTTCTTCCACCGTTCAAGAATATCAGAGGATTGCGGATACCGAAGTACACCGTTCTTCTGAAGGAATGCTGACGTAAAGATGTTGTTTATGATGAGCGGGTAAACCATGAAGTGGGTTGTATCTGCAATTCGAAACTGAATAAACCGCTTGAAGCCATCAATATCGATATACACGATATCGTCGTCCAGCCGTACGTAAACAGTATAAGGATCATTGCAATAGCTGAAAAAACGACTTATGACGGAAGCTGTACCAAACCCCGGCTCCTCCTTGTCAAACAGGCGAATGATCTTTGTATAGTCGTTCTCTAGCGAGAGAACATACTCGCGGTCATCATCATTCTTCACATTGAACCAAAGATGCCATTCGTTGATAACACCTAACGTATAGAGCTTATCCATATACGTCTTCAAAATAGATAGCGTCGCCCGACGCCCTGCTGGTGTTACGCAAACAACTTTCATTGTTTATACGTTTCATAAACGTTTAAACCCGTGCAAGTAAGGTATAAACAGATGAATTCTTTGATTACAAATAATTTTTTCACAGAGTCTCATCGCCGAATGGAACTGCAGTCTACAATAATGGCGATGCCACTTGGAGGAGAACATCGAAACGTGGACGCACAGATAAAGTGGGTCGGTATCATGGAAGCTTATGAGCTACTTGGTTTAAAAGGAGAATCGCTTATTGATGTTGGGTGTGGAACCGGTCCTCTAGCTGAATATTTTGCGAAGATTATTCCCCGTGTCTATGCGATAGATAAGTTTGTAGACTGTGAACGTTATCCCCATATGCGTGATCGGATAAAGGCTGGAGTCAACTTTATATGCGATGACTTTACAGTGAATACCACATTGCCAGAAAATACATTTGACGTCATTACAGATGCGTGTGCCGTTGCGTGTAGTATGGATATCGATAAGTCAGTCGAAAAAATATCGAAACTATTAAAGACAGGGGGTCATTTTATTATGGTTGGGGATACAAATCTAAGCAGGGTGTCGGGAAACGTTATGAATCCGTCCGCATGGATAACTACGTGTAAACAGCATGGTTTGAACCTTGTCGGTAATTACACAGAGGTATCTACCAACCTGTTTGTTGTGAATGAAAATTATAAGAATTATGGAAGACTAAACGTCGTTCGCCTGTGTTTCCAAAAAACGCATTAATTTCGTAAGAGAGTTAGACCAATATTCAATGGTCTCTTAGGTATCTTATACAAGGACATCAAATCACGAAGCATGTGTTCGGCAAGACCTCCACACGTAGTTGATGGCTCAACTGTATTTGGAAGTCGTTCTGATTGTCTGTAAAACTGAAACGTATTGAGGTACTCCATCATTAAGTAGAGAGACGCATAGACGTTCATGATAGCATTACTACCAAAGTTGATCCAGTCTGAAATAAGATTATCCCCCTGTCCAATTTCCTGATAATAGATGAAGTTTGGATCATATTGTGAACATACAAGGGGTGCACGGGGTAGAGAATCAAAACGGAGACGAATCACATAATCGTAAACAACCCTGTTCTCATTTCCATAGAGTTCCTTGAGTTCATTGCATTTATAGATTGAGTAGTACATACTTGTCATTTGCTTGATCATGTGTTCCTTATGTTGCTGTCTGGTCCAATCCTTGTGTTTGTTCATCTCTATAAAATTATTTAGGCGTGTTTCAGAAACATTGAGAAGAGGTCGAGAGAAATTGCGAGGAGGTTCAACCAAATATCGAACCGGATTATATGCTTGAAGAACACGCATGTCTATATCTGGTTCGAGAGCACAGTGACCATTATCTGCGTGTGATTTTTCCATGTATAGAGCATTCTTATCGAAATGCATATGGATAAATACATCCGCGTCGTTGGGTTCAATGATGAACTTCTTAATGTATGGAAACGTCTCAAGAGCACGCCTAGGTTGACCAGATATGCAGACTGCAACTTTCATTGTGTAGTTACACGAAGGTATCTTTAATCCATTTCCACACCCCCTGTTTTGCATCTTGACTCTCTATGAACGGTAGAGTTCCAACGACGAGTGCAAATGTGACCGATCGGAGATCTTCAATTGATATATGTCTCTTATGAACATGCTGTATGAAATGATCTAACAGTTCCCTGTGATTCATTGGGAGGTTATCTCCATTCAGAACACTATCATATCCTAGAAAGGACTGATAGAGTTTTCCATAGTCGTAGAGTCTATCACCCCCCGTTGTCAGAACGCCGTCAACAACTCCCTTCATATCAATAACTTTTATCATCCCAGTTGAGAACTCTTCAATCATATTGCTGAACCAGAGATCACCGTGTATAAACGAAACAATTTGAAGATCGTCGGAAAGGTATCTCTCCAGTTTTTCTAGGCATGCCGATTGAACCGCTGCTGCGTCTTCAAACGGGTAATCCTCCGTGCGTTCAAACCGTTTCTTCAGTTTGACAACATAGTTTCTATATACATGATCACGTGTGATGTTCGTGGTTCCTCCTCGGTTGTGCAGGAGGTCCATAAAGTCAAATATTTTATCGACCCTTTCCGTTGAAAGCAGTCCTGACTTATACAGCGTATAGACTGGAACACCTGAAATGTGATCTATCCGTAGACACCCCCCTTCATAACTGACAAACCCCGGAAAGTATGAAGATATACTTGAACATCTGGGAATAGACTGATAATAGAATGCCTCACCACGCAGGAATTCATGCAATCCCCGTTTTGTAACCACCGTTCCTTCTACGGTCAGTGTATTGTGTTTATTTGGCGATAGAGAATTCATAGGTGGATTAGGAGTAACCGGACCTACATACCCCATGCTGGAGATATCCTGCCTGTAAGGATTTACAGCTCTGTCATCGATATAGATGTCAGCGTACGGCTTTCCAAAAATCAGTTCATCGTAGGGTATTTCAAATTTTTCTAGTGTATCAAAGGTGATCTTCCCTATGTCCCGACAGACCGCTCCAACGTTGTACGCATGGGTCTTCATACGTCGAGCAGTGTGGATAATTATGGTATGTCCTTGCGACTTCATTTTCCTTGCGAGGTCAATCATTGGCTGTATAGGAAGAACAGTCGTATAGTCCCCAGATACATGCGGGTATGTTACCAATGTATTGTCAAGGTCGAAGCATACTCGCATGCATGGCTTCGGAATGTAGGCCCAAGTATCACGCAGTTCTTTCAAGGATCCGATATGACGAATCTCACCTGGAAACTCAACCCCATAAATGGGGTCGCCAGACTGTAACATCGACTGAAACGCCATAGACATATACAGTTCCTTCTCCCCGCTTCTTGATAGAATGTTCGTAGCAACTTTTCGAAACTGTTCTACTGATTTGAACCCGTAGACTCCACAACAGAACATGTCGGAGATCCTCTGTTTCTCCTTAAAAGACGTCACCCGTGATTCCTTATCAATCGTCAAAAAACTAAAGGCCTCGGATGTAGATGTGTCACGTGCATATCCTAGGAACGCATGGTCCTTACGATCGAATAGTCCAGCTGGAAAATTATAAAGGACATCGTTGTCGAGAAAAACAATATTTTCGGATGAATCATGGAAGTCCCGAGTTCCAAGGAAAGCTGATTCAATAGGACCACGAGTGAAATACGGAAGATAACTGAAGGTGCACGTCTTCGTCTTCAACTCGTTGATTACAATCTCTTCAAAATTGTATTTGCGGAGATGTGGAGCAACAATAAAATGAAGCCTATCCACTTGAATCGACGCAAGGGCGAACGAAATAGATGGCTTGCCATATATCATATTCAGTGGTTTTGGAAGTGAATAGTCTTCGAGGCGGGTTCCAGATCCACCAGAGAGTATAACAACTTTCATTATTATACTATGTGATTCTTGACGTAAACTGTGTTCAGCGTTGAATGGGAGAGCATGTTTCACCAGGCATTACAAACCCCTTGTCAAATCTGTAAAGTCCATTCATTCCGGGTCCCCAGTTAGAAGGCCAATCGTAATACTGAATAGGTATGTTGTGAGAGCGAATATATGTACCTAAGAAAAATTCAGTATTGTGAAAGTGCATATCTCGTTTACAGTGTTTCACATATAATAGCGGAGCAGCATCATAGAATCCTGCAATAACATCAATAAATTCATTAGAACCCACTAACAACTGATCACATACTTTATAATAGTCCCATAACCTACATATTATAACATTTAACTTTTCTGGAAATTTCATAGGAGCACGAAGGTCAAAATCTAGACGAGTTTGTATGGCGTTGTCATACTTAAACCCATGTTCTTCTTCATATTTCTTTTTGAGTTCTATCACACGCTTCCGAGTGTATGCTTGACTCCTGGCAATGGAATACCCCTTAGGATTTCCACCTTCCAGTGTATAGTTTTCACGTTGTAGAATAGACACAACCGTTTTCATGTTCTCATCTTCGTGAGATATCTGATATTCAAACATGCTGGCTACCGGTTTAAAAATATCAAAAAGTACCTGTGGTGGTTGTATATTGATCCCCCTGTTTTTACAATAATCAAGTGCAACTTGTTTATCTTCTCCAGTAAGAGTGTCAAGGTAGTCGGGTGGGTATATATACCCGTGTATGAAAACATCAGCATTGTTTGGAACTACTATATTGTCATATAACTGTTTCCAAACCGAAGGACAACCACGTATCTCTCCGTAAATCAAGACTGCTGTTTTCATTATTATAACTTATACATATATTCAATACACTTCGTATAAACGCTTTGTATTGAATCCCGTTTTCGGGACCCGTTATTTATTTTTTAGTTCACATCACCATCACACACCACCAAACAGTACCACCACCGTGTAACTGTTTAGTTGGAGTACGCGAGGCCGCCCATGCCGGACATGACGCGGAGCACGTTGTAGTTGACGGCGTAGATGCGGACCTTCGCCGTACGCTGCTGCTGGACCGTGTTGACGGACAGCGTGAGGTTGAGCGTGGCCTTGTCGATACGCGAGAAGTTGCACGTGCCGCTGGGCTGGTGCTCCTCGGGCTTGAGGGCGAAGGAGTACACGTTGATGCCCACCGACGGCGTGCGGGTGTGGTGCTGCCACGGCTGCACCTTGTCGAAGTAGCGGCCCTCACGCTCGTCGAAGCGGTCCTGGCCGTTGAGCTGCACCTTG